CTATGCGATGAGGATCTGTCGAGTTATGTAACCGGACAGGCTATCGTCGCCGACGGAGGCTTCCTGCTCGCATGAATCGTATACTGCCCCTGTTCCGACCGGCGGCAGAGCCACAGGGTACACCTTACGGTAGGGCGGATCGAGCGCGGCGGCGGGGATGGTGGCGATCTCGCCCCTCTGCACAGTGCCAAGCGCAACCCTCTTCATCGCGCGACCCTCGTGACATATTCAGGGTTCAAGATATCCTTCGTTCCGAACATGCGTTCACAGGCCTCGTCGGCACAGTGCCGGTACTTCCGTGCCATATCGTCGAGGAAGTTCTCGAGATGCCCGCCTGACGGATAGTCGCCCTTCAGCATCTCGCCCTGAGTGTATGCGATGTACCCCGCGACCTCCGCTGAGGCGACCTGAATATGGACGCCGAACTGCTGCAGATACTCCATCGTCGCCTCGTGGGGCGTGCCGGTCTGCAGGATGTTCCGGTAGAGCAGCTCGAACGCCCGCCGGACGTGGAACAGCTTCTCGCTGTCCTCGAACGCCATCTCCGTCCAGTCGTCGCCGACACCATGCTTTGACTTGATGTGCTCATAGGCGTCGATCAGGCAGGCGATCTCCTTCATGGCGCCGTTGATGTTGATTTCAAGCTGCTCGAGGGTTGTCCGCTTGAGGAGCAATTCGGCATCCCGGATCCCGTCATCGGGTTTCTGCTCCAGCTCCCGGATGTCCCGAAGAGCCTTGGCATGACTCAGCTGCGCCTCCGCCAGGGCGAGTTTCCGGCTGTTCACTTCCGCCAGCACCTGCCGGAGAAGGCGCATGGGAGACTGCCCATTGAGCATGGTCAGCGTCATCATGGAGGTCATGATCTGGGAGTTTGCGCGGTCGAAGAAGGCGATTTTCCCTGAGAGTTCAGGCATCTTCGAGACGACCCGCTCCGTCACGGTCCGGTTCATCTCGCGTGACAGCGGCAGGCCGGACGCGGTGGCGATGACTTCATTCATCTGATTCATGCTGCTCCATAAAAGCCTGTCGTGGGGTTCACGTAGTACCGCGCAGCAGGCGTTGATCCGAAGGTCTGGGCGTTGCCTGTTGTCGCAATGTCGACGTACCGCAGTGTGGTCGTTGCGGAATTTCCGGGGGTCCACAGAACACGGGTTCCGTTGCTGGTGCTCATGTTCCAGTTGTTTTCGGTGATCGTTCCAAAGGTGGTGGCGTTGCCAGTCGTTGCGATCGTGATGTAATCAATTCTCGTATTCCAGCTGCTGCCGAAGATGCCGCGCGTATTGCTGGAGCCGCCGACCGGCCGCTCCCGAGCGGCACTGAGTGTGCCGAACGTGACCGAGTTGCCGGTCGTGGCGAAGGTGAGGTAATCGATGCGACCGCTGTTGGAACTGGTCCAGCCGCCACCCCATACGCCACGAACATTATTTCCGATCCGGCCATCAGCGGTCCGGCGCGCACCGGACGCAAGGGTGCCGAACGAGACGGCGGTGCCTGCAGTCGCAAAGGTCCGGTAGTCGATGGTCGACTGGTTGCTGGTGTTGAGAAGCCCGCCCGCATAGGTGATGCGTGTCTGGTTGTGCGTGTGGCCAGTGGAGTTTCTGGCATTCGAGAGGTTGCCGAATGTCGTCGATGCGCCAAGGGAGGCTTGCGCCCAGTAGACGGCGCTGTTTTCGCCGACGACGATGCGACTGTCGTTTGCAGAGGCCCTTCCGCTGCTCTGGCTGGTGCCGGACATGCCGCTGATGAGGGTGGCGTTTCCCAGCGTGGCCATATTGCGTTCCAGGCCATCGGTCAGGTTGGCCGAGCCACTATAGCCACCATAGAGAATGGCTCGGTTGAGGTACGGGTTGCCTCCCGACCTGGGGAGCATGCCCAGGGTCAGAGGCATGCCAAGGAACATGTCCATGTAGTCGACTGGGTCTGCTGGAGTGTTCGGGGGCGCTCCGCCAGTCTTTGCGGCGAGCATGAGTTCCGTGGCGACGGATGCCGCCAGTAGCGCTTTCTTCTTCATAGGCTGGTGTCTCCGATCAGCACCCACTCATTGGCGTCTTTTTTCCAGAGAGTTGCGGCCGCATACTGCCCGCTGAGCTTGAGCCTCGAACCCGCGGATCTGATGGTGACCCCTGCTCCACCGATGGTGACCTGACCCGCGCCGTACTGAAGGATGTCGATCCGCGTATCCACAGGGAAGGCCACCGTGGCTTCCGTGGGGATGGTCAGGGAGATCGCAGAGGCGTTGTTGAGCGTCACCATCCTGCCGGCGTCCGAGAGGGAAAGCGTGTAGCTCGTGCCCGTCTGCGGGTTCTCCGGCACGGTGGTAACGGTATCGTGGACATGGCCCGTGGTGGCGATCTGGGTGCTGTCGGCGTAGGCCGCGGCACTGGGCGCGGTGGGAGTTCCGGTAAGGGCGGGCGAGGCCAGCGGGGCTTTCCCGTCCAGCGCGGTCTGGAGGGCGGTCACATCCGCGATGGCGTGGCCATGCGAGGTGTTCGCCTTGCCATTCAGGGCCGTCTGGGTCGCCGTGGAAATGGGCTTGGCGGCATCCGGGGTGTTGTCGACGTCTCCGAGGCCCACGTCCGCCTTGACCAGCGTGACGGCGCCGGTCCTGCCAGCGACCGAGCGGACGGGGCCCACTTCGATGATCGCCTCAGCGCCGTCATTCCTCTTGAGGAAGAGCTTGCCGTCGTATGTATTGACGCCAAGTTCGCCGAGATCGAGGTCGGTTGTAGCAGGGACCTTTCCCGCGATGGCCGAGCGCTTCAGCTTGATACCCATGACGGCTCCGTTTCACTAGAGATTGAAGTGCAGAGTTGCATGAGGTGGAGGCTTAGAACGTGCCGCCGTCGAGCGTCACGCCGTCGATGCTGCCGCCTGTGATGGCGACGTTGCTGGCAGCCTGAGTGGCAATGCTGCCCAGCCCGAGGTTGGTGCGGGCGGCGGCGGCGCTGGAGAGATCCGACAGGTTCGCCGACTTCTCGGCCTTGAGCGCCAGGGCGTTGGTCACGGTTGCGGCGAAATTCGCATCGTCGCCAAGAGCTGCCGCCAGTTCGTTGAGGGTGTCGAGGGCGCCGGGCGAGCCGTCGATGAGGGCTGCAACGGCGGCGGCGACGAAGGCCGTGGTGGCGATCTGCGTGCTGCTCGTGCCCGCGGTGGCGGTCGGCGCCGTCGGGGTGCCGGTGAGGTCCGGAGAGGCCAGCGGAGCCTTCAGGGCGAGCGCGGCGTCAAGCCCGGTGATCTCGGAGGTCGGGTGGCTGTGCGCCGACGGCGCGAAGCTGGAGGGTTTCCCGGTGACGCCGGTCCACGGCACCGCCTCCGCCGCCTCGGCGACATCCACCTTGCCGTTGTTCGTTGTGTCATAGACGGATTTCGACATGTCCCCGGCGCCTGCCCCCGACAGGGCCTCCTGCACGAAGGCGGTGGTGGCGATCTGGGTGGTATTGGTGGCGGGAGCTGCCGTGGGTGCGGTCGGCGTTCCGGTCAGGGCCGGAGAGGCGAGCGGCGCCCTGGCCGCCAGCAGCGTATCGAGCTGGCTCTTGCGCACAAGGTCGGTCCCGCCGGATGCGTCCTGCGAGGACTTCGGCACGAGCGAGAAGGTCTTGGCGCCGCCGATGGTCTGGCTGGACGAGAGATCGGCAAATGCGCCCTTGCCCGCCAGCGCAATGACCGACGTCGCATTGCCTGAGCCGTCGTCGCCCTTGCCGACGTAAAGCGTATCATCGACTTCATTGTGAGCGAGTTCGGCAGACTTGAGGGCAGCCGGAGCGCCAGCGTTGCCGGACGCGCGGCGCTTTATGCGGATGACGTTTGCCATGTGAATTTACCTTTCAAGGATCAGAAATTCCCGCCGTCGATGGTAATGCCGGTCTCGAGAGAGCCGGGCGGGCCCTGTGCACCCGGCGGGCCGGAACCGCCCGGTCGACCCGGGGGCCCCGGCGTGCCGAGAACCCTGACGGAGACCGGCACGCTGCTCACCCGCACCCTGACCCGCTCTGTCCCCGACACCCGGATGCGGATCGGGCCGGTCTGGCGTGCGACTTCGACCTTCGCCGTCATCACAGGCCTCGCGTGACCGGGCGGGCGACGGGGATCTCGAGGATGAAGTTGAGGTGCCGGTCCGGGTCGAGATCAGTACGCACCATGTCCATGACGACGCTGCCCGGCGTGAGACTGGCCGTGGCGGCGGGCGGGATGGTGATTTCCACGACGGTGTCGGAGATTCGCGCGAGGCCGCCGTTGGCCGTCGTGAGCGTGGCGATGGTGGTGGTCGCGCTGACCTTGGCCCGTACCTGCGCGGTGAGAGCACAGCCCTGGGGAAAGACCGGGCTCTCGGCCTCGAGCTGCAGCTTGTACTCATAGCCTGTGACGATGGCCGGGCCATCCGAGACCGAGACGCTCATCGCCGCCACCCGCAGATCTTTGCACCAGATTCATTGTGGGCGAGGATCTGCTCCTTCGTCGGGCGGGTGAGCACGTCCGCTTTCGAGGGTCGGATGGGCTGGGTCCAGTCGCAATCGCTCTTCAGGCGCGGGTCAGTCGCGCATCCAGCCGCCAAGACGGCGATCGAGATCAGGATCGCTGCTGTTCTGAACGTCATGCCGGATATCTCCTGATTGGCGCTGGGCCTTGTCACGGGCCGCCTCACGCTTTGCTTCCCAGGCGGCCTTTCCCGCGGCCCGTCCCCTGAGCCACGCAATGCCGAGCGCAGCGACGAGTGCTGCGACCAGTGCTGCCCAGCCCGACAGGCGGGACCAGGCGGCGCCCAGCATCGAGATGAGAAGCCCGGTCACGGCGTCTTCCCCGTGCGGTAATCCTCGATCCGGGCGGCCTTCGCCTTCCACGCCAGCAGGATGACGACGAGAAAGATCGCCGCCCCGGCCCAGGGCAGCACCGGCAGCAGCCAGTCGGTGAGATTGAGAATTCCTACGGTGCGCTCCGTCACATCCTTCGCGCGCTCGGCGGTCTCGACGGCGGGCGCCACCACGGACGCCGTGGCACCAGCCATGCCGACGATGCCGGTAGCGATCTGCGCGTCCGCTGCCTTCACGATGCGCGATCCCTCCGGCTTGCCCTCCGCCCGCTCGCGCGACACCGCGCGGGGCTTGGCCCGCTGCAGCGCCTCGGCGAGGACGGGATCGACATCCGGGCTGAGGCCGAGACCCTTATCGGCCCGGAAGGCGAGGATCGCGGCCCTCATGCGGGGACCGTAACGTCCGTCCACAATGCCGACCTCAAAATACCCGAGGTCCATTAATTGCTGCTGGACGACCTTCACCTCCGGGCGTTGCGGTACATCTGCGCGCAACGGCCGCCGGATGCCGAGCAGACGCGACTTCGCGTATCGGGCAATGGTCACACCGTCCGACTGGTTGCCGCCCAGCACCTCGATCTGCGTGCCCGTCGCCTTGAGGAAGAACGCGACATGGCCGGTCGCGGCGGATGTGCCGCGCGTGAAGACAACGATGTCGCCCTCCTTCGCCAGCTCTGGGCCAGCGACCTTCTCGCCCCAGGTGAGATAGGAGCGCGCATTGAGCTTGCGCGTGGACGCGAACCCGGCCTTCTCGAGACAATGGCCGACGAAGGCGGCGCACCAGGCGACCTCGTCATGTTCCACCCAGTCATGGCCGACCGTGCGGTACATCTCCATGATCTTCGGATTGTCCGCGGAGCCCTTCAGTTCCCTGGTGCCGAGATAGCCGCGGGCGATGGTCATGTGGGTCATGGGCAAAAGCCTCCTTGTTCCGGCGAAGCCTTCTGGCCGCTGGATGGGTTGGGTCTGAAAACAGGATGGAAGAAAGATTCGCGGCCGCTCAGGGCGGCAGCTTCGTCAGGCGCTCGAGCAGGAACTCGTACAGCTTGTCGATCTTGCCCTCGATGGCGTCGAAACGCCGGGTGATGGAAGGCTGGTCGATCCGCGCGACGTCGAGTTCCAGCATGCCGACGCGCGCGCGGATGTCATGGATGTCGGCCCTGATCGTGGCGATGTCCTTCTTCACCTGGCTGTTGGCATCAGGGACGACCGCCTCCTTCAGCTTCACCATGGCGAGAAGGGCGCCAGCGAGGCCGCCCAGCCCGACCACGAAATAAACCACCGTGGGGATGTCCCCGGTACAGTCCTGCATCATGCGGGACCCTCCAATCAAGTATCGGTCGCGCCGCCCGGCCCGGGCTGCTTCAGGCTGAGCTGCGTGACGAAGCCCCCGCCCCGCGAATAGCTGTGCGTGACGCTTTCGATGCGGTACGGACCATCGACGCCGGGGCGTGCGCCCGTGACGATGCAGAGTCCGTCGGGAATGGCGGAGGTGTCGCCCTCGATGGTGACGCTGCCCTCGCCCGCGTCACGCTCCGAGGTCGCCTTGTCGGAGGCGGTCTGTTGCGTTGCCTCATCCTCGCTCGGCTTGGCGAAGCGATGGTCGTGACGGGCCTCGACGGCGAGAGCGGTACCCTCCTCCGTCTCCTGCCACTGGGCCTTCCCGGAATCGTACCAGCGGGCCCGGACCTTTGAGTATTGTGCCCGCCCGAGCGAGGGCGAGATGTCCCAGCCGTGCAGGTTCCGGCCCCACGCGGCGACGACGGCGGCGGTGTAGCTGCCACCGCGCTTCGACATGATGGCCTTCGTGCCCTGGATCCGGAAGTTGCCGCCGATCTCGCGGGCCAGCCTCTCGCCCATGTGGATGAAGCTCTCGTCCCGCATCTCGAAATACCTGCGCGTGATCGCGGCAAGCGACGGGTCGATCTCGACGTCCGTGACACCCGCGGTCTTTCCCGCCACGCCGAGGATGTCCGCGACCGTGCTGTCATCAAAGTGGCGCTGCTGGCCTTCCTTGGGCTTGCTTGTGGTGTCCATGCCCTTGGCGGATATCGACAGCGTGCGCCCGTTGCCGCGCGAGCCCGACGACCTGACCTCGTCCACCGTGCCGGTGAACACGACCCGCACCCCCTCGCCTTCCCAGCCAAGCGCTACAATGACGGGTGCCCCGATCCGCGGCAGCACGATGCGGCCATCGGTGTCGTCGATCTCGAGGCTTGCCGTATCGGAATGAGTGCCCACCTTGTCGGAGACGGAGAGCGAGATCAGAACCGGCAAAAGCGTGGTCGTGATGTTGGTGCCCGCCACCGTCACCATGAACATCGCGCGCTTCGACATGAGACATCACCACAACCTGATCGGTTCGAGGATCGCAGGCTCGCGGGGCGTGGGCACGGGCATGTCAAAGGTGGCGCCGACGGGAAGGAAGGCTCCGAACTCGCTCAGCCCCGGGTTCATGTCGTGGATCTGCTCGACCAGCCCGGGCATCGGGCGCCGGAAGCGCCGCCAGACGATGAGCGACACCGTGATGAACTCGCCTTCGATCGTGACGGGTTCGACGATCATGAAAACATCCCCGAAAACACCGAAAAGAAGCTGCCGTTGGACGGCTTAGCCGAGCGCCGCACCGAAATATCGACGTCGATCACCCGGCCGATGCCTTCCGCGTCCAGATAGCTCGCGCGCTCGCTGACCCTCTCGATCACCACCCAGCCCATCTGTGCCCCGTCACCGCGCATGAGATAGAGCGGACGTCCGGCGGCGCGGGCCTGGTAGAGCTTCTTGAGATCGCCAAGGCCGCCGAACCTTTGCGGAAACATGATGGCCCGGATCGACCAGCTCTCCGCCCCCTCGCCCACCCATTCCAGCGGCGGCCTGGCCCCGAGAACCGGCTTTTCCACGAAGCTCGTCTCGTGGCCGTGGTCGTATTCGGTGGCGTTGAACGGGTAGACCTCGAAGCGGATCGGCCCCAGCGTCATCAGCATCAGGCGAACCGCAACCCGGCATCGGCATAGACACCGCGGAAGGTCTCGCGCACCTCGTCGCGCAGCACGCGGCGGATTTTCTCGACAACATCCTCGTCGGCTCTGCCGGTGATGTTGAAGCTGATCGTCTGATTGACCGTCATGCCGCCGCCGGCAGCCGATCCGGCCTTGTTGACGTATCCCGACCGCCCGGCGGTGATCAGCTCGGGACCGCGCTCGCCCACCATGTAGGTGGAGCCGCGGGAGACCGGACCGCCGGCGGCCTTGCCCGGCACGCTTTCGGCTGGCGCGGGTTCGGCACTGCCGCCTCCAAGCCACGACGGCATGGACGGCCACTTGATGAGGCTCGACACGTCGATGCTGCCAATGGCGGAGACAATCCGGGACGGAAGCGTCGAGAACCATGCGAGGAGGCCATTGAAGGCGCTCTTGATGGCCTCGATCATGGCGTTCGCCAGATCGGAACCCGCCTGCGCATAGGCCGCCTTCTGGCCCTCGTTCAGGACCTCGCGGGAGAAGAAGGAGCTGATCCAGGTCCCGAACTCCTGGATCTTCTGATAGGCCCAGGAAAACCCGTCACCGATCGCCCTGCCCAGCCCCGCGATAGGGCGCATCACCGGCTCAAGTGTCGCAAAGGCCGGTTGAAGCTGCGTGAGCAGCACGCTCGCAAAGCCGCCGGCAAAGGACGAGATGCGGTCCCAGTATTTCCAGAGTGTGTAGGCCGCCGCGGCAACAGCAGCGACCGCCACCGCGATGGTCCCCCAGACCGGAGCCGAGACCGCCGCAAGAGCAGCGCCGACGTCCGTCATCGCCGTGGCGAGGCCGGAAACGCCCGGCACGGCCAGCGCCATGCCGCGAAGACCGGCGACCGCGGTCTGGAGTCCCGTCATCTTCATGCCTTCCATATTGGCGAGGGCCGTCTGCAGGGCAATCATGCCCGAGGCCCCCGCCTTGAGCCGCATCATCGCGCCACCCAGCGTATTGACCGCAAACGAGAGTGCGGTCAGCGCCCCTCCCCGGCCCATGAGGCCGAGGTATGACAGACCGGCCAGCGCCGCCTTGAGCCCGACAAACCCCGCGGTGACGGCAATGAGGCTGCCCGACAGCCGCGGAAACGCGGCGACCAGCGCCGTCGCGGCCTCGAGCACGGGCTTGAGAGCGCCGGCGACATTTCCCAGAACCGGGACGAGTGCCGCGCCAATGCTCGTCTGGAAGTTCTGCATGGCAATCTGGAACTGCTTGATCTGCTCGACGCCGGTTTGCATCATCCGGGCGAAGTCGGTGCTGATCACGCCATCGGCCCGGGCCGCCTCGTTGCGCAGGCGGATATAGTCCTCGAGTCCGGTGAGCAACGGGATGAGACCCTTCTGGACCTGGGCGTCGGCGAAGAGTTCACCCAGCCGCGACATGTCGCCGCCGAGTGCCGTGTTGATGGCGCGGAGCGAGGCCTCCAGCGGATCGGTGCCATTGGCCTTGGCGTCCTTCAGGACCTTCTGGATGTCGATTCCGGCTTCCTTGAAGTTCTTGATGGCGTCGTTGGAATTGATCTTCTGCAGGATGTTGTTGAAGTTGGTGGCCGCCTCGGAGGCATCCCCCGCACCGCGCCGCACGATCTGCAGGGCGGCGGCGATCTGCGCAAGGCCGCTTTCGCCCGTCATGCCCTTGGCGCTGGCGAGTGCCGTGATGGAGGGCAGATACTGCGCCATGTCGCGGAGCTCGAAGCCGCCCGCCTTCCCCGCGGCGGCCATGATGTCGAACGACTTGCCCAGGTCCTCGGCTGCAAGACCGAGGTTGGACATGGCGGCGAAGCCCGCTTTCGAGAGATCCTCGAGGCTTGCTCCCGTGGCGGTGGCGGCCCGTGCGATCGACGGCATGGCCTTCGTCGCCCGGTCAACATCAAGGCCCATGCCGACGAGGAAGTCCTGCGCGCGGACGATGTCGGTGGCGAACTGGTTCATCTGCGAGGATGTTGCCTTCGCAGCATCCCCGATGGCCGTCATCTGCGCCGCGGTGAGATTGCCCTTGGCGCCCAGTTCCGCCAGCGCCCGGTCGAATTCCTGGGCCGCCTGCACCGGCGCGGTGAGCGCAGCCTTGAGAACGTAGAGGGTGCCGACTGCATCGAGCATCCGCCCGCGCGCGGCATCGATGGCCCGGTTGTTCCGGGTGATGGCGGCGTCCAGCCTATCTGCCATGGTGATCGGGCCGGAGGTTGCCTCCTTCACCGTGCGCGTGATGCCGCGCAGGCTGTTCGAGACCTGCTTTGCCGGGCCAGACACCCGGTCGAGCAGTTCGACGATGAGCTGGGTGGTCTGGCCGGCCATGAGGGTCTCCCGGGAACCACTACGCTGTCAGCGCAGTTATCATTTGACGGTACTACGCTGCGAGCGTATACGCTCCGGATGGAGTTCGACTGGCACGATGCCAAGCACGAGAAGAACCTGGACGACCGCGGCTTTGGTTTCGATTTTGCCGCCCGGATCTTCCTGGGCCGCGTTCTCACCCAGGTCGACGACCGCGAGGACTACGGCGAGGTCAGGGTGAAGGCCATCGGCGAGGCCGACGGCATCGTGCTCGTCGTGATTTATACGGACCGGGATGACGTCCGCTGGATCATCTCGGCCCGGCTGGCGAACAGGAAGGAACGCGAATTATGGCACGCATGACACTGGACCAGATCAAGGCGTCGAAGCCAAAGGTGGACCGCGCGAAGATCGCGGCGACGAACGAAGAGGACATTGCCCGTCACATGCGCGAGGACGGCGAGGATCCCGGTGCTGCGCCCGGCACCTTCGTCGAGGATGTGCCTCCGGCACAGATCCGCGAGCACATGGGCATGACGCAGGTCGAGTTTGCGGAAGCCCTGCGCATTCCCGTTGCGACGCTCCGGAACTGGGAACAAGGCCGGGTGCGCATCGATCCGGCAGCGCGTGCCCTCTTCCGCATCCTGAACCGTGACCCCAAACATGCGCTGAAGGCGCTTCAGCCCGGGCGCAAGGCGGGCTGATCAGGACTGCCGGGCCTGTCCGCTCAGTCGCCTCGCCTCGGCATGCCAGAGAAGTAGCTCGGACCAGTCCATGTCGTCGAATGACGTCACCGGCGTGGAGAGCACATGCGCGGTGTCCGCGACAACGCCGCGCCAGCGGCTCACGCCGGGGTCTTGGGCAAAAAACCCGAGAGCACCTCGGAGATCGACGCGAAGTCGGCGGCATCCATCTCGTCCATGGCCTCGGGCGGCAGATCGCAAAGTGTGGCAGTCATGGCGATGCTCTGGTCGAGTTCCGTCGAACCGGGCTCTCGCATCTTCTCCATGGCCCGAAGATCTCGCACTTTCGGGCGGCGGATGGTGACTTCAGCGACCACCTTGTCGCCGATCTTGAGCGGGTGGGCGAGCGTTACGCGGGCGGGCTCATTCATCAGGTCATCTCCAAGGGGACAGGTTTATCAGCGCTGGACACGGAGGATGCGGCGCTCGTCATCGTTCTGCGAGACGCCGTCGAGCCGCCACTCCGAGGAGAAGAAGTCCCAGAACAGCTTCTCCTTCTCGTTGAACCAGAGTTCGTAGTGCATCACCTCGTTAATGGCGTATTCGTGCCCCTGCAGCTCGCCACGCTGAAAGGCGTCGGGCTCGATCTTGCCGAGACGACCCTCGATGATCGCCTTGGACTCGATCGCAATGCCGGTCCGCTTGTCGCGGATCACGCCATAGGCGGTGAACACCTTCTGGCGCGACGAGCCGAGGCCGAACTGGGTCAGGAGTTCCGGATCCCAGCCGTTCAGCTTGAAGGTGGGCTCCAGTTTCTGGATGCCGACCGCGACCTCGATCTGGACGCGGGAGCCGCCGGCGTGGTGGTCCTGGTACATCTCCTGCAGCGGCGGAAGCTTGAGCTCCGTCAGCGTCAGGTGCTTTGAGGCTGTCGGATCGTGATCGCCGCAGAACAGGTTTGCGGCCTCCATGACATAAATCGTGCTCATGGCTGGTGCTCCTTATTAGCCGGTGACTGCGTCGACCTGGGCGAGCAGGTCGTCGAGAAGCGCATCGAGCGCCGGTCGATAGCGCGCGGACTGAATGCCGAGGTAACGCAGCACCGGGGCCTCCTCGGCAGCAAAGTTGACGGTGAAGCGGCCCTGCCGCAGTTCCTCCGGAGAGTTCTGATCCCTTGTGAACTTGACCTCGTAGCCCAGTATGTCGCCGTCCGCTTTCAGGTCGCGCATAGCGAAGCCCATGGTGTTGAGCACCGCCTGGATGGTCTGGCCGGTGAGATTGAAGCGCCCGAGGTAGAAACGCAGCGTCCGCAGGAACATCAGGTGGATGTAGTCCCGCCCGCGGGTGACATTGTAGAAGCGCCAGAGATCGTCCTCGCCGGCATTGTCGGTGCCGGCATAGACGAAGCCTCCCGACGCAATTGCCGTCTCGACGCCGAGTTCGCCACGGAGAAGCACGCCGACATTATGCGACAGCAGGCGCTGCCCCTCGGTCGCGCCATCGGTTAGCGAGAAGTTGATCGGCCGCGACGGGCCGACAATCCCTGAGACCGGCTGGTTGGCCCAGGAATGGAAGGGGCGGCCCTGCTTCTCGTGATCGCGGCGGACACCGATGCCGATGACGGCCGGCGAGAGCGGCATTACCGCGACGTCGCTCCCCGCCATCACCCGCACCGCCGGATCGACAGGGATCAGGCGGCTTGAGGAAATCGTCTCGCGCCAGTCGATGGCGGCCTGTTCGGTGGTGGCGGGGCCATCGACGACGGCATGGGCGAGAAGCATGTTGCAGATTGCAGGCAAGGCTGCGCACACCGCATTGGCATCCGTCCCTTGCCGCTGGCTGGTGAAGCCCGGCGCGCACAAGAGCCTCGGGATGACGCCGAGCAGCGGCCCCGCCTGCACGAAGGCTTCGAGCCCGGTGGAGATCCCGTCGCCCACGATATTGGCGATGGTCTCCGCGACCGTCCCGCCCTCCTCCACGCGCACCACTACGACCTTCGCCGCGACCTGGAACTCGCCCAGCTGGGCATTGATCAAGGTCAGAGCGTCGGAGATGGTGCCTTCGGTTCCGAGCGCCGTACGCTTCGCCGCATCGTCGGAATAGAGAAACACCGGCGTATCGAGCGGAAACACCGCCGCATCGCTTTCAGGTGCGGTGCCGATGAGGCCCACCACCGACATGTCGCTGTAGACGGCGGGACGCGGTTCGTTGTCGATCCGCGTGATCGAAATGCCAAAAGTCGGATCGGACATGGGGTATCTCCATTGCAAAAGGCCCGCCGCATGGGGACTCCATGCCGCAGGTGCTGAGGTGGCAGGTATCGAGGCTTCGGATTGAGATCAGGAAAGGCGATGAGCCGGGATCAGAAGTCGATCTCGGGCGTGGTGATGGCGAGATCGGCCTTCTCGCTGGACTGCAGGAGGACCTCGAGGACGAGAACCTTGTTCGCGCCCGAGGAGGGTGCACCGTAGAAACGCACCGAGCGGACCCATCCCCCGGCGCCATCCTCGACAATGCCCGTGACCTCGATGTCCTTCACCCCGCCGATGGAGAGCTTCTGCGACAGCTGCGCGATGAGCGACTGCGTCATGTTCATTCCTCGTCTTGCTTACGGGGACTCAGTAGCTGCCGCCATCGCTGATGGCATTGAGCGTCGTCTGCAGGTTTGAGATCTGCGAGATCGTATGGCCGTGGCTGCCATCCGCCTTTGCGGCGAGCGTGGAGACGAGCCCGGCAATGTCGGACATGCCGAGCACGACCGCGCCCGTCCTGCCGTTGACCGACGAAACGGGGCCGGACGCGAGAACGGCTTCCGCCGTCGCAGCCGCCTCCGCGGCCTCTTGGGCGGCCTGCTGCGCCAGCGCCAGGGTCTCCTGGACTGCCGTTGCCGCCTCGAGCACCGCCACGCTGATGCCCGCCGTCGCCGAGATCACCCAGTCATCATGCGCGGCATCCCCGATGCCGCCATTGACGAGCACCACCTCAAAGGCAAGCCCGCCATTGGTCCGGTTGAAGTCCTCGACGCGAAGAACGGCATAATCGTCCTGCGTTCCCACCGCCTGACGGGTGAGCAGCACGTAAGGCGTCGGCGAGAACAGATCGCGCTGCGCAGCATCTGTAATGGCGAGCGTCGACTGCAGGCCGTTCGCGATCGTGAGCGAGGTGGCCGACGTGGCGACCAGGAACCCGTTCTCGGAAACGGCCTGAACCTTCGAGAGAAGAGGCCCGAGGACTTCGTTGACCCGGGTCAGGCCGAGGGCCACGAGGCGGTCCGTATCGCCGGTGACAGAGGCTACCTCCTGCCCAAGCTGTCCGAAGGTCTCGGTGATCAGGCGGAACCGGCGATTGAAGAAATCGCGGTCCAGCTCCTGTTGATCCCGGACGCGAAGGTCTTCGAACCTGAGCATTGCGTCCTACTCCACGAGCATGGGATCGGCGGACGCGATGGCATCCGCCGCCGCTTCCTTGATCTCGTCGTGAACCGCTGCCTTGACCGTGTACCTGGAACCTGGATTGAAGTTCATGCCCGACGTCGAGACCGGGCGGTTGACGGTCAGGCGGTAGTGGGTGGGCTTGTGTGCCATGTGCGCGGCTCCTCTTTTCGATGAAATCAGGTACTGGGTACCTGAGCTTGCGGCTGAAACCGGCCGGACACGGGCAGCCGGCCAACGCCATTTGCCGGGAGCCGGTCTTGTAATCTGTGCCGGCTTGCGCAAAGCTTCGTTGATATGCCGGTCACTCCACAAGTATCAGAATGACATAGTCCTGGTGTTCTTGGGGTCATCCCGGAGGCGACAGATGCTCGACGTCACCCTGTTTTGGTCGTTCCGCAGCCCCTACTCCTACATCGTCTTGCCGCGCGTGGTGGAGTTGCAACGCCGCGCCAATGTCAAAGTCGATCTCCGCATCGTTCATCCCAACGCAATCCGCAATCCCTCATACTTCAAGCGCATGGACCCGTTGGCGCGGCCCTATTTCTTTATCGACACCGCACGCGCTGCTGCCTTCCAGGGCCTGCCATTCCGGCGTCCGGTGCCGGATCCCATCGTGCAGAATCCGGTCACGCTCGAGATCGCACCCCAGAACCCTCTGGCCCATTGGCTGGGACGTCTCGGCATTGCCGCTGTCGAGCGTGGCAAAGGCCTCGAATTCGCACTGGAAGTCTCGAAATTACTCTGGGATGGAACGACCGAAAACTGGCACGAGGGCGCCCACATGGCGGAAGCGGCACGTCGCAGCGGGCTCGACTTGAACGAATTGCAGAGCGCCGTGACTGCTAATCCCGATCACCATGAAGAAGTCCTCGCCGCAAACGACCAGGCTCTCCGTGCCGCAGGCCATTGGGGCGTACCCACCATGGTTTTCAATGGCGAGCCGTTCTTCGGGCAAGACCGCTTCGACATGCTGGTGTGGAGGCTGGGGCAGAATGGCTGCAAGTGGAAAGAAAGGGAATGAGACAGGTTTCCGGCAATTCAAAGGTGCGGGACGATGCCTGAACAAGGGATGAAGTCATCATCAGTGGCGGCCAGGCTGGACCTCTGCTGAAGTTCCGTCTGACGAACCGGGAACGCTGCAACGGGTCATATCCGGCCGGCCCAGGCAATCGAATGAGGAATTTGCCAGACCGAGTATCAAAGGTGTCTGATGACGTCCGTTAGGTGTTTGCGTACTCAATCAATTCGGCCACGTGGAACGTCTCCGCCGCCGTCGTGGTCGACCCGACGATCTTCACCGCGTAGTCCGAAACGCTGGTCACGTTGAAGACGCAGGTGCGCCGCAGCGTGCCATCGGACTGCACCTGATCCTCGACGGCATCGGCGGTCTCGGTCCCCGAAAGCGTGGTACCGATCAGGAGCGACACCGTGCAGTCGTGCTTCACCTCGTCATAGCCCTGCAGGTCGATGATGATCTTGATGCTGGTGCTGGGCGAGCCCAGCGTCCGCTTGGTGCCGACCCAGGTGAAGGAGGTCCTGGTGCGGCTTACCGTTGCCTCGGAGACCGCAAGGCCGAACCCCGGCATGAGATCGGTCGTTCCCGTCAGCACAGCGCGGACCGGCAGGATGGCCGGGAGCCCCGACAGATTCGGGCCATTGGGCGGTGCATCGAGTGCGGCCCACGCGCCATTCACCTGCACCTCGAAATCCAGCCGGCAGGCCGGCGGCGTGATGGCCTCGTTCAGGATGTCGATGTCGAGGATGCCACCCGCAAGTTGCAGCGCCGTCAGTTCGACGATCACGCGCGGCGCATCGAACTTCGCGAAGTAGAGCTTCATCTTCATGTCGGACACGAGATTGCCCGCGAAGAAGGCGCCGTCGGTCGACACGAAGAAGGTGCCCTGCACCACGCCGTTGTCGGTGTTCGTCATGGCGACGTAGTGGTCGCCGGTGGTGACGAGAACGATGGCATAGCGCCGTCCCGACTTCAGGTAGGTCGGGACAATCGGAACCGTAGTCTCGACGAGCGCTGGCAAAGCGGCATTCTGTGCCGTGCCCCCGATCTGGACGCTGGCAGCAGGTAGCACCGTCCGCGAAATCACCCGGCCGAGGTCCGGCATGCCATAGGCGGTCTCGCAGACGATGATGTTCACATCGCCGCTTGCCGCCTTGCGCGAGAAGAACAGGCCGACCTGGGAGAGCCAGCCGTCCTGGGAGTTGAGGAAGGTCTGCGCTACCTGCTGCCCGTTGATGCTGGCGGTCGACTTGACGGCATCCCAATAGGGCTCCTCGTAAACGTCCACCCAGAACTGGGTGACGCGAACCCACTGGTGGTTGATCGCCGCCTTCGCGCGGTCGGCGGCATTGACCTCCCAGGTCTCGCCGGTGATGCGGAAGGTGCCGGTGACGGGATCATAGCTGCCCTGCCGCCACCACGTCGAGTTGGTGCAGACCGTGCGGGTGCTGCCATAGCGAATGCGCTGGCGCGTCCGCGCAAGCTGGGTGATCGTCGTGGTCTCGAAGGTATACTGCGCCAGACGGGTCTCGCCATTGTATCCGGCGAGGTTCATGCGGATGCCGTGGGTGTGCTTCGGCAGCACGAAGCCGCTGTTCACGGTCACGTAAGGGTTGTTCGGGTTGAGCAGCGCGAGGCCTGAGCTGTTGCTGCCGGCGCTGGGGAAGCGGATACCTTCGCCGACGACCGCATCGAAGCTTCCGTGGGCCGTCTGACTCCCCACAAGGTCGAGGAAGTGATTGCTGCCATAGAAGATGTAGGCCGACGGCTTGAATACCCGCTCGCGCAGCTTCTCGAGTTCGACGAGGACGTCCACAAGGTCGGTCTTCACGGCGTAGAGCTTGAGGCGATCCGCGAGGGCCGCGAGATCGGTCTTGAGCGTGTCCACCTGCCCGCTGATCTGTCCGCGCCAGACCTCAAGGGCGGTCGTGCGGTTCGAGACGAGCCGGAGGTTCGGAAGCTGCGTCGGCACCCACTGCTCGATCGACACGATACCCGAGGTATCGAGCAGGGCGTAGCAGATCACGACGATATTGGCGTCGGTCGGCGGATAGGCCGGATCGGGGCTTTCCGTCCCCGCGACAGCCGAAAGCTCGGCGCGTCGCAGGTTCTCCATGGCCACACTCTGCGGCTCGGTCGTGCCGACCTGCGCGTCGATCAGGAAGTCGCGCGGCTGCACGTCGGTATCGACCGACTGTCCGAAGGCGACAATCGCCACGCGCTTCCTGGTGACCAGCGGCAGGGAATTGAAGACGTCGATGACGACGTTCTCGTTGCGGGCATGGACCTCGCCGCCGGCATAGAGGCGGCCCGATGAAAGGGTGATCTCGGTCGCCGCGGTCTTGGAGGCCGTGAAGCCCGAATAGGCCTTGCCGCCGTCGATGGCATCCTTGACGATGTGGTCGACGGACGCGCGGGTGAAGTCCTGCATGTTGTTGAGGTCGGC